GAAGAACGAATTAAAATATATTCAAAAGAAAGATTTAATTATAAGTTATGGGATATAAATATTTAAATGGAAGAATTAAATATAAGACATTTTAAACTTATGAATGGAGATGATATCATTGGACTCGTAGCAGTGAAAAATGATGATAACTTTATAATTGAAAGACCTGTTAGTATACATGCTAATCTATTAGGTGGCTTTCAATTTACTCCTTGGTTTCCATTCTCGGATTCCAAACAATTTAAAATAATGAAGTCTAATATTATTCAACATGTTCCTATAGCTGAAGAAGTTAAAACAAGTTATGTGCAATTTGCATTGAAACTTGATAAAGTCAGTAAACCTGAAACAAGATCAGATCTTGAAATACTTGAAGATTATGAAAATGAACTTGTTAATCAGTATGCTGATGAAGGAGTACCTCTGACTAGTAAGAAGACTATACATTAATTTGTATCCTTCCCTCCTCCGGGGTACTATATTATTATACCATAAAAACGAACAAATGTACACCGTTTTTTTAAAAAAATTTTTATGTACTTTAAGTGAAAACTATGGTATAATATAACATTATGGAGAAATAAGATGAGCCAAAAAAATAAAGCACATTATGTAAATAATAAAGAATTTTCTCAAGCCGTTATGGATTATGCTATTGAAGCACATGCAGCAAGAGAAAAAGGAAAGCCAGTTCCTACTGTTACAGATTATATAGCCAAATGTTTTATACGAATTGCAGAGGGTCTATCACATCGACCAAACTTTGTAAGATACACGTATAGAGAAGAAATGGTTATGGATGCAGTTGAAAATTGTTTAAGAGCAATTGGTAACTATAATATCGAAACAGCAACAAGAACTGGTAAACCTAATGCCTTTAGTTACTTTACACAAATTTGTTATTTTGCATTTATTCGTAGAATTACAAAAGAGAAAAAGCAACAAGACATTAAGTTTAAATTCATTGAAAAAATGGGTATTGAAGATTTCGTACAAATGGGTATGGATAACGATACAGCAAATGAAACTATGGCATATGTCGATACACTAAGACAAAGAATTAGTACAGTAAGACAAAAAGATGCGGCCATTAAAGAATTTGCTAAAAAAGAAAAGGAAGCTGAAAAGCTGGAGTTATTTATGTCATGAAACATTTAAGTGAAAAACAAAGAGTCGGTCATGACCGAAGAAACAAAGCAAGGTTTAGAAAAGAACTTAAGCGTAGAGCAAAAAGAAAAGAACTAGCAATGACTATGGAGAGAATTCGAATCTCAGCAAGAAGATTAGGTAAACTTCAAAGACAAATGTTTGCAGAAAGAATGAGGATGATACGTGAAAATAGCAATACTGAATGATACTCATTGTGGAGTAAGGAATAGTTCAGATATCTTTTTACAGTATCAGGATAGATTCTATTCAGAAGTATTCTTTCCTTATTGTAATGAGCATGGAGTTAAAAATGTCTTACACTTAGGAGATTACTATGAGCACCGTAAGTTTGTTAACTTTAAAGCTCTTAATGCTAATCGTAAACATTTCCTAGAACCTCTTAAAAAGTATGGTATGACAATGGATATTATTCCAGGTAATCATGATGTATATTTTAAGAATACAAATGAACTATGTTCATTAAAAGAGTTATTGGGCTACTTTACATCGAATGTAAATATCTGTATGAAACCAACTGTATTAGACTATGATGGTTGTAAAGTTGCAGTCATACCTTGGATTAATAATTCTAATTATAAAGAATATACTGAATGGGCTCAAAATTGTGGTGCATCTATCTTAGGTGCTCATTTAGAGTTAAAAGGATTTGATATGATGGCAGGAATGCCTAATCCACATGGAATGAATGCAGATGTCTTTTCGAAATTTGAATTAGTATTATCTGGTCATTTCCACACTAAATCACATCAAGGCAATGTACATTACCTAGGTTCTCAAATGGAATTTACTTGGGCCGATGTAGACGATCCTAAATTCTTTCATATTCTTGACACTGAAACAAGAGAAATAGAAGCTGTTCGTAATCCAATTACAATGTTTAAGAAAGTAATATATGATGATAGCAAAACTGACTATGATAAAGTCGATGTATCTCAATATGAGAAAAAGTTTATCAAGTTGATTGTTATAAATAAAAATGATCTTTATATGTTCGATAAGTTTATCGATCGATTACAGAATATAGAGACATATGAACTCAAGATTGCAGAGTCTTTTGAAGAGTATCTGGGAGAAAGCGTAGAAGACGAGAAAATATCCCTTGAAGATACTACTACTCTACTTGATTCTTATGTTGAAGCTGTAGATACTGATTTAGATAAAGAACATCTAAAGGTTGAATTGAGAAAGCTTTATACAGAAGCACAAAACTTAGAAGTAGTATGATACATTTTAAATCATGTGAGTGGAAGAATTTTCTTTCCACCGGAGCTGATCCTATAAAAATTTTATTGGATCGATCACCAACAACATTAATCGTAGGACAAAATGGTGCAGGTAAGTCTACCTTACTTGATGCATTGTCATTTGCTCTTTTTGGTAAACCTCATAGAGATATTAAGAAAGATCAAATGATTAATAGTATCAATAAAAAAGGTACACTTGTAACTGTGGAGTTTACGATAGGCACGGCAGATTTTAAGATTGTTCGTGGTATTAAACCAGCCAAATTTGAAATCTATCAGAATGGGAACCTTATTAATCAAGCTTCCAATGCTAGGGATTATCAAAAATTCTTAGAGCAGAATATACTTAAACTTAATCATAAGTCATTCCATCAGGTAGTTGTATTAGGCTCATCATCTTTTATACCTTTTATGCAACTACCAGTATGGTCTCGAAGAGGAATCATTGAAGATCTATTGGATATCAATATCTTTTCAAAAATGAATATGCTTTTAAAAGAACGCAATTCAAAAATTAAAGATGAGCTTACAGATATTAATCATCATATTGATATCTTTAAAACAAAGATTGATAGCCAATCAAAATATATTAAAGATCTTCAAGAATTAAATGATGATCAAATAGTTCAGAAACAGGCAAGTATTGATACTCATAAAGAAGAGATTAATCGTTTATTTGAAGAGAGTAAAGAGTTAGGTAAAAATCTAGCAGCAACAATTACATCTGAAGAAAAGCATAGTACTGAACTTATTAAAAAGGTATCTCAATTAGATTCATATGATGCACAATTTAATGATAAAATAAAGTCAATGGTGAGTGAATCCAGATTTTATGAAGAAAATAATCATTGTCCAACATGTGATCAAGATATTGAAGAGTCTAAAAAAGAAGAAAAGATTGATTCAATTAAAGCAAAAGCAAAAGAAATTCAAGAAGCAAAGGAAGATCTTCAAAAGAATATTAATGAAATCAAGGCTACTCAACAAGAGGTATCTAATAATTTAAATAAGTTAAGACAAAAACAAAATCGTATTAATAGTAATAATGATGCAATTACATTATTGCAAAAAGAGATTGATAAGATACAAAAAGAAATTAATAACCTTCAAGGACAAAGCGGTGATGTTTCGAAAGCAAAACGTGAACTTAACTCATTAAGAAAGAAAAAAGATAAAGCCACAGAAAAGAAACTTGAGTATGTAGAAGAAAGAACCTATAATGAAGTCATAGGTGAAATGCTTAAAGACACAGGTATTAAAACAAAAGTCATTAAGCAATATTTACCTGTAATGAATAGACTTATAAATCAATACTTACAAATTCTTGACTTCTTTGTATCATTTCACCTGGATGAAAACTTTAATGAAACTATTCGATCAAGACATCGAGATTCATTTAATTATGCCTCATTCTCAGAAGGTGAAAAACAAAGAATTGACTTATCATTACTATTTACTTGGAGACAAATTGCTAAAATGAAGAATAGTGCAGCTTCTAATCTACTCATTCTTGATGAAACATTTGATTCTAGTCTAGATCATGATGGTATAGACAATCTTACTAAAATACTTGAAACACTAGATGATGGGTCCAATGTATTCATCATATCCCATAAAGGTGATATATTAGAAAACAAATTTAGAAGTAAAATCGAATTCTTTAAGGATCGAAACTTTTCAAAGATCAAATAGCCACCCTAGCTCAGTTGGCCAGAGCAGTTGATTTGTAATCTTCAGGTCGCCAGTTCGAATCTGGCGGGTGGCTCCATCTTCTAAGTTGTTGATTTTTAAACGAATTTAGTTGTGTACTTTTGCAAAAAACCGTGGTATAATAGACCTATGTTTATAGAGATTAAAACAACAAAACATCCAGACCTTATTTCTACATATGTAATCAATATCTTAAAGGAGTTAAATGTTGACCGTAGAAAAAGATACGATATAATAATTAAGTTTCCAAAAAGAATGCCCAATGGATATGGTGATTCTTTTGGTGTTTGTGAAGGTGATAAGGCAGATTCAATTATTCATATATCAAATAAACAATCATTTTTTGAACAAATGATCACCCTAGCACATGAATTAGTTCATGCCAAACAATTTTTTGAGGGTAGATATCCATCTGAAAGAGAAGCAATTGCTTCAGAATATCATTTATTTGGTAAATGTTTTCCCTTTCATGCACTTAAAAACGGAAAATAATTGCACTTTTTTCACAAAGGGTATGTACATTTACTAAAAACAGTGGTATAATAGATATATAAGATAAGGAAAATATGGCAACACATAAATCAACACTTGCAAAATTACTCGCAAAAGAAAATATTACTGTGCAATATGGCAACTACCAGACTGCATGGTTTGATATTAAAGATCGTATCCTAGGTCTTCCACAATGGAAAGATATGGGTAAAGATGTAACTGATCTTCTTATTGGTCATGAAGTTGGCCATGCTTTATTTACACCCTTCGAAGGCTGGCATGATAGCCCAGAAAAACTTGAAGGTTGTCCTAGATCATATATCAATGTTATTGAAGATGCAAGGATTGAAAGACATATTAAACAAAACTATGCTGGTCTAGTAGGTCCTATGTCAAGAGGATACAAAAAATTATTTGATGAAGAATTCTTTGGTGATCTTTCAGACATGGATTGGGATCAAGTAAAGCTTATTGACAAAATTAATCTTAAAGCAAAAATTGGTGATCATATTGATGTACCATTTACTGATGAAGAAGAGGTATACTTCAAAAGAGCTATGACAACAGAAACTTTTGAAGAAGTAACTCAACTTTGTAGAGACATTCTTGCTTATACTAAAGAAAATCAAGAAGACTTATTAACTCCACCAGAGGCACCAGCATCTAGTGGCAATGAACAAAATGAAGATCTTAATGATGACCCAACTGCAAATATGGGTCATGATGATATGGAATCAGGAGAAGATGATGGAAATGAACAGACTAGAGCGAACCCTAATAGAGACTCTGAAACTCAAGAAGCAGATGAAGAAAGTAGTGAACAAGATGGAGGAGAATCTACAGGAAGCGAGGACGACGGTCAAGCAACTGGAAAAGATGGAAAAACTCATAAAGATGAAGATGTATCAATAACTGATGAAAACTTCAGAAGAAATGAGCATACACTTCTACAAAGAGATGAACTTGGCGATCAAATTGCAGTAGCAAACGAGTTCAATAAAGAAGTTGCTAATAAAATGGTAATACCTTATCATGAATTAAAAGTTTCTAGACTAGAATCGCATGAGTGGGAAAACACTCTAAATAATCCTGCTTATAGAGAAGAGTTTAAAGCATATCTTAAGGAAGTAAAGAGAAATGTAAACTATGCTGTTAAAGAGTTTGAAATGAGAAAAGCGGCTTATCGTTATACAAGAGCTCAAACTGCCAGAACTGGCTCATTAGATGTAAATAGATTATGGTCTTATAAAACAAATGATGATATCTTTGCAAGAGTCACTAGACTTGCTGATGCTAAGAATCATGGAATGATGATGTTGATTGACTATTCTGGTTCTATGAATAATACTATGAGTCAAGTAATGGATCAATTACTTCACTTAATTGTATTCTGTAAAGCAGTTAACATTCCTTATGATGTATATGGTTTTACATCAACAAACATTAAACTTGGTTCTAATGGTTGGGCTAGTGATTATGAAATTGCAGAAGCAAAATCAAGAGAAAGTGAAGTGAATCATGGTGGACTTTCATTACCACAAATCATTTCATCTACTTTGAAAAAAGCTGATTGGGAAGAAGCTCTCTATCACATCTATATGAGAAAGTATCTTGCACAAGATTCTTATTCTTATATAGAAAGAGAAATCTTATCTAGATATGAAGACTATGGATCAACACCATTAAATGAAGCTCTTATTAGATCTCATGAGCTTATTAAAACTTTCAAAAGAAAGCATGCAATAGATAAAATGAATCTTGTAATCTTATCTGATGGAGAAGCAAATCAGATTAATGTTGTAAGATCTCATAAAGTTAACTATCTTTCTACAAATACATGGGGTCCAACATTGATTCATGTAGACGGAAAGGCTGTAAAATCAGAAGGAAGATCAAGCGCATGCACAAAAGCGTTACTTGAAAATCTTAGAAAAAACTATGGAGTATGTACTCTTGGATTCTTTATTGCTGATGGTTCATATAACTTTTGGAGAAAAATTGAAGATGCAACAGGTGATTATGTATATGGATCTGATGATCGTAAGCCAT